CGTGAACGTCTCATCGCTGATGATTCCGAGAAGGTTCAACGGATAGGCAATCGCGGTCGCCATGCCAAAGAAATAGGCACCTACGGCATCAACGGTGCCTTTCACGAATCGTCCCATCGTGTCGATTCCCGCGATAAACGCCGTGACCGCATCGATTGCGACAACGATCCCTTGCGCGACCATTTCCCGAAGCGCCTGCTGGTTTTCCGCAGCGCCATCCGCGGCGCCAAACAACTGCTTGGTGACTGCACCGATCACGTCCACCACGGCGACGTTTTGCGTAATAGAAAACCCGACCTGTTTCTGGAGGTCCTCGTAAGCGTTTCCGAGCTTCACGACGGATCCCGAATAGGTCTGCGACTGCGCGACAGCTGAACCCTGAAACCGCTCAAGGGCACGGAGAGTGTTCGAGAAAGTCTCGGCCTTCGTCGAACCTTTTTCGATCTCAATTCCCAATCGCCCAAACGTCTGCGTGTTTCCGGCAGCGGCTTTGCCGACCATTTGGGCGGCAGTTTCCAAGTCGATTCCAAGTGCCGCAGCGAGGTCAACCGAGGCTTGCGTTGCACGCTGAAGGCCTTCGGCATCAAGACGGCCAAGCTGTTGAATCAACGCACCGGCAGAGATCACGGCGTCGTCGCCGAACTTTGTCGTTTTCTGGATCTCGCCCGCGTAAGCGGCGAAGTCCTGTGCGACAGTTCCGGTCAGCTGTCCGGTTTGCGCGAGCGCCACCTGAAGCTTGTTGAACGCATTGATTGATTCGCTCGAGGCCTCGACGCCGCCAATGACCAGCGATTCAAATAATGCGGCGGCGGATTCTTTGACGAAGTTAAATGCCCCGATGACCGCTTGACCGCCAATAAAACCAGCCATGGTCGCAAACGCACCTTGCAGGGCCGAAGTGTCTTTTTGGCCCTGCTCGCTGGTTTCCTTGATCGCGGTTTCGATTTTCCCTAAAGAATCGGTGACGGCCTTTTGGCCTTGCTGCATCTGCGCGATGAAGGCTTTGTTGTCGGCCTCAAGTTTTACGACCAGTTCTTCTAATGTCGTCGCCATCGGGAAATTTCTCCATCAGCGCCTTCAGTTTCGATCGGCTCATGGGCGCCTTCGCCCTATATTGCCTCAAAATCTTTTCATACAGCGCCCAGAACTCAAATGGTGTTGCAGTCCAGAAATCAACGGCCGGTTGGTTAAAGACGTGACACCAAAGTTCTAACTGAACTTCCCATCGCATCAACTCGGGGACGCTACTTCCGTCCCCGCCTTCGCGTTTCCCTCGGCGTCCTGCTTTTCCGGCCCAGCCTTTTTAGCCTCACGAAGTTTCGTCAGCTCATCAATCGGCTTCCCAACATAGGCCGACGAAACGAATTGCGAAAGGGCAGGCGTGATGTTCGCCAAACCCTTTTGCATCACCATGTCCGCGCATTCATCTAAGCTCGGAACGCCATCCAACTTGTTTCCGTTGGCGCCGTACATTCCCGCACGCAAGATCGCTGCGGCATCCGCAAACGACGTGTGAACGCGCAAGAAATTCTGGACCAATTCCGACAAGCTTTTGCCGGTCAACTGTTCCATCAAGACCAACGATTTGTTCGTTGGAACGAGGGTGACAGACTTTCCGGCGATTTCGACAGTCAACTCACCGAGCAGATGAACTCCCATGATTCCCTCTTTACCGCAGCAAGCTTTGCTTGAGCCTCAGTGCTTTGACAGTCACCGATGCGGAAACCGCACCAGTCGTCGCAAACACCAAGTAGCCAGAGCCGTCATTCCAGCTGCGTTTTGAAAACGGCCCAACGAGTTTGGTATCGCCGTCCGAAAGTGAAACCGCAAGGTTTGATTTCGTCACAGGGCCGTAACCTGGGAATTCGACGCTGGTCGTTTGAGCCGTGAACGTCACAGTCGCCGAGCCGCCGCTGCCAGTTGGGTTCGACAGGATCAAAAAAACGTCGCCATTTGGGTTCAGAACGCGGTTTCCATTTGCGGTATCGACCGCAGTCAAAGCTTGCGTCCAAGGCGTCTCGCTCAATTCCTGCACCGTCAACGTCGTGGGCGCCGCATTAGCCGTCGCCGTGAACAAAGAAACAACCGCCATCATCAAAAGACCGATCAACATTTTCATTTGAAAACCTCCGTTAAATTTCAAAAATTCACTTAGCTGACAGTCACAGCGCCGCTCGACTCAAGCGAGATCGAGTAACTTTGTTCGTTGTTGTAGTCACCGGATCGCTCGAACGTGGTGATTTTGAAGTAAGCTGTGTACGTTCGTCCGTCATCGGCATCGACGACTTGGAAACGCTTAAGCTCCTGGCTGTCGTGCGCATCTTCGATCGTCGCAAGGTTCGCGTCATCGGTGAAGATGCCGGAACCCGAAATCGACATGGACTTGATGCCAGCGAAATTCAGAATTTCGCGATTCTGGTTTGAGCCATGGTTTGTCGCATCGATCGCTTCAGCGTTCTTTGTGAAGCTGGTAGCGCGCAAACCGCCAACTGTTTGAAACACATCGGTCGATGTTTCGACCTTCAAGAGAAAATCTTTGCCGCCTTTAGCTGCCATTTGGTTAGCCTCCTAACAAAAGTTGAAACTCGTCGATCCCATGTATCGTCCGGCCATCGGGGTCAAGGTTGGCACGACTCAAAGTCAACCGCAATGACACTCTTTTCTGTCCGACAATCTCAGGATTCCATTCATGCATCAGAGCATAGATGCGATCCTGAATCTGTTTGCATGTTTTCATCCCATGCGCCTGCGTCCAAGTGTGAATGCGAATCCGAACGTCGAACCCGTCGAAAGTATGGCTTGAGAAGTCCTGAAACTCGTCCTCGCCGATCTGTACCAGCGGATAGGCACGGTTGTCTGAAGTCACGTCCGCGACGTTCACGCCATACCCTGCGAGCGTCGCATCATTGTTGAGCCGAGTGAAAATCGCAGTTTGCAGGGCCGAATAAACGCTCATTTTTTGCCCATTTCCTTGAACAGCTTTCGGATGAATTCGAGTGATTGATTCCACGCTGGACGAAGCCAAGGCCTCGGTTTCATGTTCTTTGTACCGAACTCAAACCAAGGTCCGCGAACGTCATTTGTGCCAACGAAACCCTGCCCTTCCTTCTCGAAAAACTCGAACTTTACCGACGACAAAAAACGCCGAGTGTCGATGTTCGGCGGATCACCTGGCCGAGACGCGACCACTTCACGGCGCGGATTGTAACGCACTTGCCGCTCGCCCTCGCTGCGTTTGGACAGGCCGCGAACGGCGTTTTCGTGAACTTTCAGCGTCGCGAGCTTCAAGTTCTTCACGACGTCGGCCGAAATGCGCTTTTGAGCATTCTCAATGGACACGCTAACAGAAGCCGATCCTTTTTTTGAAAAGGTCGCCTTAATCACGCTGGAACGCCTTCCTCGGCGACGATCTCCATCCATTGCCGACGTTCTTCCAAGTTTCGGATGCCTTTGATCTGGAAGGTCCTGCCGCCAAATGTGAATCGCATGGAAGTCGTGAGGCCGTTTAAGTATCGAATCATTACCTTATGCGTGACTCTCGATTCGATGTGGCGAGCCCAAAAGACCTCGCCCGCTTTCATAGGATCAATGCTCGCCCAAACTGTCGCGAATGTAGACCACGATTCGGTGACACCGCCCATGCCGTCGCTCGATTGCGTGCGGTTTTGGATCGTGATTCGGTGCCGAAGTTGATGGACGCCGACCTGTGAACAACCCATTAAATCCTCCGTCGTTGAGGATTCAGCACATTGGCGACTAGGACGCGGTAGGGATTAAGAAGCAGTTTTGCAGTAGTTGGGAGATCGCTCGGCATTTCGCCGCGGCATTCGTACAATTTGGCCGCTAGCTGAAGGACTGCGGTCCTGATCGCTGCCGGAACGTGAGATGCCGATGTTCCATATCCGCAGACAAACTCGATTTCAATTGCATTGCCGGCGCGCAAAGCAGCTGGCCAAGATTCCCCATTTTTCAGCACGATTCGGCCGGTCTCCGATGCTGTGTCAACGATGTAACCTGTGAACGTGGTAGCCGTCGCCTCGTCGTCGTATGTTTTGAGATGCGTCACACTCTGAAGGCGTGGGCGGGGAATCAGAATCTCACGCGAACCTTCATTAAGCGTGTTGATGTGCGACTCGCGCACGCCATCCCACCAATCATCAGCCATTTGCGATGGAAAGCTATCCAGCCAGAGCGTCCAAGTTTGAGTGATGAACGCCCGACGCGTGTATTCCTCGGCCCATTGACGAGCCGAGGAAAGGTAAATCGAAAGCAAGTCATCCTCGGTTGATCCATCAATCCGCAAATGAGCCTTCAAATCAGTAAGACTGACAGGTTCACTCGCTGGAGCTGTTTTCAGGACCAAACCCATGATGACCTCGCGTTATGGCGTGAAGTAGACTCGGCAAGCCGCTGCCGTAGTATCCGAACCGCCTCCGTCGCTGGCAATCCTTACAGCATCATTCGCCGCAACTGTATTCAGCGCAGTTGGCGTTGCGGTAAATTTGGTGTACGCGGTCGAGGTCGATAGAATCGCCACTGATCCGTTCGTGATCGCCACGCCGTTGATGTATGTGCTGATGACAGCTGTCGCGTCGTGCGTGTCCTCGTTGATGCAAACAACGCTCGACACGCTTCCAGCAAACGGCGCCATGATCGTGTTGCCATTTTCCCCGCCAATGTTCGCAATATGAGCATCACCTGCGAAGAGTGAAGTCGAGCGAACCTTGATCTGGCCGCCAGCTTTGACGAACAATTCCGAACCGCCTTGGGCGATCCCAACCGCTGTATTCGCTGTGTCATCGGCTCGCAGTTGCAAGCTCACAAGCAAAAGAGACATGCCCAACATAAGGGCAAAGAGTGCGAAAAATCGTGATTTCATTTTGAGCCCTCCAGGGCGTGAAGTTTTTGAACAGAAAAAGACCGGCGACGCAGGGGAAGTTCAGTCCCGCGCCGCCAGCCAGGGGTCAGAATCAATCGAACTGGCCGACTTTTGCTAGTTGCGGGTGGCCCAAAATCGCACATGCCGACAAGAACGACGCTGAGTCGTTTGTCGCCGGTGTCACTGTCAGTTTCAGATACCGCTTGGCGCCGATGTAACCGAGCTTTTTCGCCTTGTTGTCATCGGTGCCGGCAAACGAGGCCAAAGCCTCAGTGCCGAGCAAATCGTCGTCCGAAACAGCGTTGCCGCCGCTCATGTCCGAATTGTCGGACTCTTCAAGCAACGTCGTGAACGTCGC